ACATGTTCCCTGAGAGCTAACGCTGAAGATCTATTTACAGCAAAATCCGGCCAATTTATATGTACACCAGTTTTCATGAAATCACCTACCTTTTTTGGTTTTGAAACACATACGAGTGCATCTTTACCCCCATACTTACTGACTTTGTCGCATATCACTTTACACACACGTTTTATTTCTTCTATCGTGAGAATATCATCATCTTTGTAATCGAGATCGACGAAAAAATTGTACGCATCTATTGTTTTTTGTTCTACGAGATACACTTTTTCGTTTAATGTGATGCATTCAACGTATTTTTCATAAAATTCCTTCAATCTATCAAATGGTACGGACAGCACGCCGCCGTCCATGAACACATGTGATGGATTGGGGTTCTTTCCAAGAAAGCCATGCTCTTTGCACCACTCCTTGAACATACTTACCATTAGTTCGAGTTATTCTTTTAATCTTCTTCAAAGCTTCTCCACATAGATTTCCTAAATGAGATATCTGGATATGTAGGTTCATCTTCTGATAGTTTTTTCTTCAACATTAAAAGTTCATACACTTTGTCTTCTTTGTGTTCTTCAATATATTCGTTTGCGCGTGTGGGTGTGTATGAATGCCTACTTACGAGCAAATCGTGTATTTGCATTAAAATGTAGCTCTTTGACTTCATTATTTTATAGCAAAGGATTTTCTATTCAAAGATGTAACACACGCATAGAACTCGGGGTTTTCGAGTACATTTTTGGTGATACGATCCCATTGCTTCTTCATTCTGAACTCCTGAAGAGTGTCAAATGACATAAAATCATTCTCGTCATGCGTACGTTTAATAGGTTGTTTTTGTATTTTTTTAGCTATTGTCTTTTGTTTTTCGTCATTGAACTTTTTAACGAGATCAACTTGTTCTGGTTTCGTATAATTTACGAAAAAAATAAATACATTATATTCCAACTCAACAGTCGGACTTTCTTTTACTGTAAATTTAAATTCTGTATATTCGCCTTTCTTTAAAGAAACGACACCACGCGTTTCTTCTTCGAGTTCACGAAGAGCACATCGAATAGGATTAAAAATCTCTCTTCGACGACACCCTCCGGTCACGAATATCCAGTCTTTAAAGCGCTTATCTCTCACTGTTAGGAATTTGGGTTTATCACTTGTAAATGTTACCGGTACTGCTATCGCTTTATATTTCTTCATTGCGCTGATCGCAAGTTATAATCGCCAGAGATGTTAATTTTCTTTGGACTCGGCAACATTTTTGATTGGGACCTCTTCCTCTTCCTCTTCTTCATCTTCATCATGCTCTTGAATAACATGGTGTTGATTGGGTGGTGGTGTGTGCGCTTGAACGATTTTATTACAGAAACCTTTAATACTTTCGATATCACTCTTTGCCTTTGTAAACTCCTTATACATGTAAAAGGTAGCCGCGATACATGCGATTATAGCTACAATCGTGAGAGTCTCTCTATCAAAAGAGATCATACTTTTGTGTAATAGAAACGTTGAATTTTTTTAAGTAGCTTCCTCCTGGTTAATGGGAGAAATGAATTTTTCGAGTGTCCTGGATTTTGGATCATACGTGAGTATAAACACAAAACCTAAAAGGAATAAATACTTCCAAAGCATTTGTTATTAGTATCTAATTTAATTAGAATACATGAGGCCACCCATACCGTTCTCTATGCGCATAATGTTATAGTTAACGGCATACATGTCTGTATCAAATGTACCAGAATCCGTCACGAAACGGGCGGAATCTAAACGACTGAAGTTAAGCGAACCAGTTGGTTGAAGCTTGAATGTTTCGAGGCAGAATGGGTACAAGAAACGATCGGCAACCGCCGTGTCCATGTAATTGTACGCCGCATGGTAATAAAAGGAACACGCGGTATAGTGTGGGTTAGCCTTTTTACCATCAGTAACGTCGGTACCGTTTATTTGCAGTCGGATATTACCAGCATCAAAATCAACGTTACCACTCGATTTTGCGGCAGCGATGTATTTCACTGGGTGGTTGTAGTTGACCTCTTGGATCGCGGTACCGGATTGGACGGAACGCTGTGTTTGGGTGATGATCATGTTTTGTGGAGTAGCAGCTAAAGTGGTGCGCTCCTCGGTATCCAAGTAAATGTACTGAGCGTGAACTTCATAGTCATCATTTACTGGAGTATCCCACGTGATTCGCAATTCAACATCGTGGTACTGAAGCGCGATCAATGGAATCGCAGATTGCCAGTTTTCACAGAAAGAGAAATGCAATGGGTAGAAGCTCGATTGTGGGTTGCTACCAGTTGGAGACTTTGTGTAAGTTTGAGCCATCACAGTTGGCGCAATGTATTGGGAGAAATGAGAGGTTTGGTCATCGATGACTTGACCCCCGACCAAAAGCTCGACCTTCTTAATACGACTGATCCACTGATCTCTGTTGTAAGGAATTGGAGTACGGCGCGTGATGTAGCAGTATCCGAGGAGATCCCCCTTACGTTCAAATCTAACACTAGAGATACCACCAGCGGATGGGACGCCCTGGAGGACTTGACGTTCCACGGTTTGGGCAAAGTTTGTGTGACGACGATAATTGGAGCGCCAGAAGCTCACTTCGGGCTGGCCGACGATATGGGCATCCTGGGCACCGACGGCGACGAGTTGGGCAATACCACCAGACATTTTATATATATTGAGGTTATTTTTTTAAATAGAATCATCTTTACATGAGTGTTCCTGGTCATGTAAAGATAACGAGAGGTTGTTTCGATCAACCGACTTTTGGGTCCCCCAAAAAACACTTATGTTTTATGGGCCCAACACGCTTCCACTGCGTCATCTCGTTTGCCCCCAGAGAGTATCGATCTCTCTTCTTGGACTGTTTATGTAAAGTACTAAATCCACATTCTACCTTTGAACTATGGGGGCTTTATAATACTATGATATATTTATTTATTCAAAATCGCGCGTAAATGTTCTTCGGCTTGTTCTTTTGTGATGAATATACCTATATATTTTCTTTTATACTTAAGCGCCCATTTATTAAGAACTTTATAAACGCATCCTTCTCTTTTTTTATTTGTACCATCTGGTTTAATAAAATTTTCTGGATCTTTCGTGTACTCTTTCAATACTTCTATGGCTTCATCTTTATTATTGAAAGCGCCATTAGATAAATACACATTTTTACCTTTATTTTTTATACACGGTGTATAACCATTTGAGAATTTTTTTACGCAGCCCATGTAACCATCCCTATTAATTTTACTTTTGATTAAACCAATTGATATTTTATTCTTTAGTAAGTCGGATAATTCTTTTTTACTGTTACCGCCTGCGGAACAATTATATCCATTTGGTGCCAATGAATTGTAATAGTTTATCCAATGTATCTCCCTTTCATCCAACGATTCATTTTGTACGGTCTCTAATATTTCATAAACCATTTCATCACCATATTTATTTATAGCTCTTTTCAATAATGTACAATTTGATGAATTTTGTTTATGGTGTTTAATTCGCGCCTTTAACGTGTTTATAGTTTGACCTATATACACCTTATTTGAAGGACTTGTTATCTTATAAATAATACCCATATACTATCAATTGCATTTATATTTTTAAATATGGAACAACACATTTAAAAAGATAATCTCACCCACAGAGATTCGAACTCTGGTTGATCGGTTAACAGCCGACATTCCTAACCACTAGAAGATAGGTGAATGGGTCCGACCTAGGTGATTCGAACACCTGACTCATGGAGGGTTATATCATACTACTACAATCCATTGCTCTTCCATCTGAGCTAAGGTCGGATAAAGCTCCCACCTGTATTCGAAACAGGGTTGTTGGATTTGCTTCAATATTATTCAAAGTCCAAAGTGATGACCACTACACTATGAGAGCTTGGGTTGAAGAGGGGTTCATATCCCCACTTCATTAGTATTACTTTCCTTTTCTTTAACCTCTTTTGTATATTTAAAATGATACATCACTAATGAAAATAACCCCGCCGCCACATTCGTGATGGTCATGGGAATCACTTTGTAATATATGGAATATACGAGTGCAAACGCACTCGCAAGGAGATTGAGGTGCAAAAATGAGTAATTTATGGCTTTTGCATCCTGATTTTTGTATACATGTACAATCTCTGGGACGAACATAAGTGTTATGAGTATTGAACTTGCGAACCCAAACACATCTACGACATTCATTTTGACTTCTTTAATTCATCTATTTCCGATTTAAGCTCCTTTATGGCTTCTATGAGAAGACCCGCTAAGTTACCATAGGCGAGGGAATATTCACCCTTTTCATCCGTCATTACAGCTTCTGGAAGAACCTCAAGGACTTCTTGAGCGATGAGACCGGTGTAACGTTTACCATCATTCTTACGTCTATAAGTGTACCCATTAAGTTTTTCAACTTTTTCAAGTGCGTTGTCGAGCTTGACTATATCCCTTTTGTGTCTAATATCTGAATATGCGGTCACGTTACCAACACAATAAAGACTCCCACCACACGTGGAATCATTGTTGGCGAGGTTAAAAATCCATGGCCATTGACTATTAACCTGGCCCCAGCCTTCACTATCTATAGGGCCTCGTAAAATATACAATAGGTTACCATTGTTGTGTATCATCGCCGACATCTCACCGGTATCTCTAAAATAAAGGGTTGGTGACACACCACGAATGACTGAACGGTTTGCATCTGTGAAGATAGACCCTGCTGTATAGATATCCCCTGAGAACGTCCCAGTAGTAGCACTGACATAACCACCATTTACATTTGCGGCTGTATAGGACGTGGGACCGGGAGGACCAGTAGGACCAGGTCCACCATCAGTACCATCAGTACCATCAGTACCAGGAGGACCAGCAGGACCAGGAGGACCACCAGGACCAGGAGGACCACCAGGACCAGGAGGACCACCAGGACCAGGAGGACCAGTTCCACCAGGAGTACCATTAAGACCTTGAATACCTTGAATACCTTGAATACCTTGAATACCTTGAGCACCAGTAGCACCTTTTGGTATCTTAAAATTAAATACAGCTGCGTTAGTTGTACCGCCGTTTGTTACAGATGCATTCGTACCAGCATTCACCGTCGCGACATTTCCTACAGCTATTGTAGCCGCTGAACCAGTAGCACCGGGAGGACCAGTAGCACCTTCTGGTATGCTAAAATTCAATGTAACATTGTTGGATGGGCCGGTGGCTGTTACAGATGCATCCGTACCAGCACTCACCGTCGCGACATTTCCTACAGCTATTGTAGCCGCTGAACCAGTATCACCTTTATCACCTTTATCACCTTTATCACCTTTATCACCTTTATCACCGTCAATACCTTGAATACCTTGAATACCTTGAATACCTTGAATACCTTGAGCACCAGTAGCACCTCTTGGTATAGTAAAATTCAATGTAACAGCGTCGGGTGTGCCGTTGGATGATACAGATGCACCTGTATTAGGTAGTCCAGTACTGACGGTCCCTATAGCTATTGTACCTGCTGGACCCTGAATACCCTGAATACCCTGAATACCCTGAATACCCTGAATACCCGGGTCACCTCTTGGTATGGTAAATGACAGCGTAGATGCGTTAGCCGGACCACTTAATGACACAGATGCATCTGTACCAGCTACTCCAGTTGCCACAGAAACGGCCTCTACTGCAGCTAAATATTGTACGTCATTTCCACCTATCTGAAATGTATAGCCAGATGATATATTGACATTACCTTCTATATTGAGTCTTGCAGTTGATATGGTATTCGTACCAATCGCTACATTTCCATATGAATCAACTCGCATGCGTTCAGTACTCCCTGTGGTAATCGCAAAGGTATCAGTATCCGGAAATCCAAACTTTGTGTCCGCATCTCCGTCGTGAGTTACATAATCATCGATTATGATTGAACTTGTGTTTATTGGTCTCGATATAGTGCCGGTTGTTATATTTCCTGCATCTATGTCCGTTATCAAGGCGCCATCTCCAGAAATGGTTGTAGCTGTTA